ATAATATATAATAAACTATTAATTAAAATAGATAATAAACATATAAACAATATAATAAATAAAGCAATATATTAAATACTTAAATGTATAACATAACATAACAAATAAGTATAAATACATATATATAAAAAGGTTAATAATTATAAAAGTATAACAATAAATATTTATAAGCTAATAGAATATAATACAGGATCATATAATATAAGAGTACAGGACCGCCGCGCCTGTATTAATCAATATATATATGTATATATAAAATTAAAAATAGGTTTAAATTTATAATCATGTTTAAATCTATTATATTTATTACATATATATAGGCGGTCCGGACCTTAGGCGCCTTTAAATAGCTTATTCTAATAAAAATTATTATAAAGTCCCGAAAAAATTTTTATATATGTTGTTGATGTATCGAGATTCGGCTCGCATACACATAAATTCTTGTATATACAAAATCGTTATCTTTATATATTATTGCTTGGGAACTGTACCCTTTTAGGTTACAGATTATATGTATATACATTATCTCTGTTCTCTGGGCTTCTTTTTATTTTGTATATCTAAGATTAAAAATTATATGTAATAATTATATAATAGTGTATATAATTATGACGAATTTATATAATTATTACAATTATTTTTTTCTTCAAGGCGGATATTTTCTATTTTTGTATTACTATTTTATTATTTAGTATTATTTTATCAATTTTGTAATACTATTCTCTATTTTATTATTACTTTTAATTATTTTGTCTATACACGAATTATCTTCCCATTTTATTACTCCCAGACAATCCATTCACTGGAAATACTGAAAAACTATAAATACTTGTATATACACCTACCGTCTGCTTATATTGATAATAGGTTTGGAGATGACATAACCTGCCAATGAGTATAAACATCTCCAGCAATACCTCCGACTCATTGGCAGACACTGATGAGGTTAATATTATGAATGACGAATTACTAGGCAACCTAACAACACTGATAAAGATACTGTTGATAACCTTCCTGCCAGCAGAGGTGATGGCACAATATGATCCATCACTATTAGCGGCAGCTATTGCTATGGTGATAGGATTCCTCTTCGCACTCATAGACGCGAAATATCCTAACACATTCTCATGGTTAAAGAAAGAACCGGAGAAGAAGCAGGAGCCGCTCATGGAACAAATCCTCAATGACGAGTACGTGTGATAATATGGCGGATTATACTTGTATACATGAGGAAAAGCTACAGGAACATGATACACTGATAGGGAACCTTAACGTTAGGTTAGACTATAAAGAGGATAAGATCAACACTATCATAAAGAATAATGAACGCATGGAATCGAAGATTGATAAATTGACTGAACTCATACACCAGTTAGAATTAGAGTCTGCACAGGACGATTATAATATTGACTCTAGGGTAACCTCATTAGAAGCGACTATCAAGACACTGGAAAGGATAGTGATTATTGCACCGACTATCATAAGCGTTATTATTACAGTATTATCATTCCTCATAATGAATTTTAAGGGGTAGAACATGGAATTAGATAAGAATTTGGTTATGGAGATAGCTAATTATGTTAGTGATGGCTGCGACATGGACCGGGCAGCCATATTAGCTGGCGTGGAGCCTGCACAATTACATGAATGGCTGGAACTCGCGGAGGATAAGCGTTGTGAGGCCATATATGCTATTTTAGCGTTTGAACTGAAGAGGGCGGACGCTGAATTCGAGCATAATCATATACAGAATGTTAGCTTAGCTGGTGATGAGGGGGATTGGAAGGCTAGCGCTAACTTGTTACGGAATAAATATCCTAGTCGTTGGAATAGGGATAATGATAAACAGACTGAGACTAATAATGAATTCACTATAAGGATTATTACACCAGAGGATTAATATTTATGGCTACAGCGATAGACTGGGTATTATCACCAGCACAGATTGAACATATACATGATAGGCACCGTTACCTCGTCGTAGAGGGTGCGGCTGGTAGTGGTAAGACCATATTCGCTGCTCATAAGACCTTATTATATGCTTTAGAACATGGTAATGCTCGTATAGGAGTATTCAGGTACACCTTGCCTAGTCTACGTATGACTGCATGGCTAGAGATAAGGAACCTCCTAATCAAGTATGGTATACCATATCATGAGAATAAGAGCGAAGCGACCATAGAATTGGCTAATGGGGCTACTATGTTCTTTAAATCGCTAGACGACCTCCAGAAAATCCGTTCAATGAACTTAGACTACATATACACCGAGCAAATGGAGGAAATCACTGATATAGAGACTTTTATCGAATTAGACGCTCGTCTAAGGAGTGAAGTCATGCAGAAGGATTATGGGCAAATGTTGATGGTGGTTACACCGGATACTCAGGGCCATTGGTTATATGAGAATTTTCATCGTAACCCGTTAAAGAATAGTAAGGTTATACATTTCCATTATAAGAGTAATCCATTCGTTGATGATGAGTATATCGCTAGGGCTGAGGCCTTGAAGGAGATAGATTATGATTCCTACCTTAAACTCACCTTAGGCGAATGGGGCAAGGTCGGGCACCTTGTCTATGAGAACTGGGATATACGTTCCAGCCCGCGCGGTTATGAATATTACACTATCGGCATGGATTATGGGTATAATAACCCATCATGCGTATTATTAATCGGCTGGTATGATGGCGAACCATACGTAGTCGATGAGATATATGAGTCTAACCTCCTGAATAATGAATTGGTGATGAAAACTATTAGTATGTTGAGGAGGCATGGCCTTAACCCGTCCCGTATCAATAAATGCTTCGCTGATGGTGCGGAGCCTGATAGGATAGAAGAGTTTTGTCAGTACGGATTCGACACTGTACCGGGCGTTAAGGACGTTATAGCTAAGACTAATGCGGTCAAGTCTGTTAAGGTACATATTGATGAGAAGTGTAAACATACGATTGATGAGATTAAGAAATATTATTTCCAGAAGGATAAGGACGGTAATATACTAGATAAGCCGGTGAAGTATAACGATCATGCGATGGACGCATTAGGTTATGCGGTTTATGGTAATGTTGGTAAGTTAAGCAGGAATAATGTTGAATTGATTTATGAGAAAGCTTATGCAGTGTGATTATTTATGGGATTATTAGATAGGATAGTGAGATTACCGGATAGATACGATAATGCGGAGCCATACGCTATCGAGGAGGTTGGAGTCTTTGATGATGATTTGACTGATGGTACTGGTGTTGATTTGATTAACGCTACACCATTCAAGGTTAATCGTACCATAATCAATTGTCGTAATGCTGCTAAAGACCCGTTCGTAGCGGGCATATTGATGGATAATATCACTAAGACTAATAACTCCTTCGAGATAGTATGTGATAATCCTAAGGCTAAGGCTCATCTGGAGAAGAGGGCTAAGGATTGGGAATTATCTAAATTCCTTGATGATTGCCTCTATAATGGATTAGTGGACGGTACGGATTTCCTAGAGAAGTATTGGAAGGATAACCAGTTATGGTTTAGATGGTTAGCCTTCGACGCTAAATATTATCGTATGAAGAAACTCTATGATGAGAACGGTGAGCTCATAGGCTATAAGCAATTGACTATGCGTAATGAGAACACTACTAAGGGTTGGCTTAGTAAACATTTTAATGAGCTCGTAGAGAATAAGCAGGAATTAGTGGTTAATTTCCAACCGGAGGAGATTATAGAGATTAAATACATGGAACGTATGGGACAGGGCCATTCCATAGTCATGGATATACTGGATAAGGTACATGATAAGAGGGTCCTGGAGGATCTTATGATTAAAATCCCATATAAGAACAGTAATCTTGTACAATTAACTATGGGTAATGAATTCCAGCCTGGTAAGCGTTTGACTAAGCAGGATAGGCGTGATGTTGAGCATGTGGTTAGCGATTACCATAATAAAGGCGTCATTACGCTCCCGTTCGGTTATGAAATGCGCGTATTGAAGGGCGGAGCATTACCTGATATACCATCATACATTAAACAGATTGAGCGTAACATCTTCATAGGATTAAATACTCCAGAGGCAGTGTTCACTAGTGAATCAAGTAATAGGGCCACTGCGGATATACAATTAGATTCACCATCAACGGGTAGGATACTGTTCCTACAATATAACCAGGAATGGCTTAATGACATAGTCTCTAATCAGATATTCAGGCCTGAACTGGATAGGAACGGTTTTGAAGATGTGGAGGCGTCTATCAAGTTTAATACTAATGAGCCGGAGCCTGATACTGGTTTCGTGCATAAACCAATCAAGAAGGTAGGAGAGCCGGAAGATGTCGAGGAATGATGATTTATTCGGGTACATGCCTGATATGAGCGATAAGGATACGGAGGAGCTTATACTAGCATTATTGACTATCCTTAATGGCTATTATGAGGAGTATTCATCTAAGCCTCCTAGTTATGTGATAGATAATGTGGATAAGGACATGGATAATCTCAGGAATGAATTGAAGGATTATTTTGATGACCGTTTCAATGATTACGTAACTATGAAGGAGGATAACGAATTATTAGCCTTCATGATACCTACTACTCACCGTAGCATACTAGATTATGATATTTCAGTTACGGAACAGGTATTCCAGGATACGTTAGATTCATTATTGACACAATTAAGGCTAGACCTTAAGACTAAGGCGCTCGTATGGATAGATACGGGATTGCCAGTTACTGAATTCAACCTTGACGCTCATTTCAAGAAAGCAACCTTGAAACTAAGGAATGCTGGAACCTATTATGCTCAAACAATCACTGAGAAGATTAAGCGTAACGTATTAAGCTTCGTCTATGAAGAGGCGACTTATGATTGGCTATGTCTAGGACATAATCCTTGCGAATGGTGCATTGAACAGTCTAAAATGCCTCCGAGACCATTAGATGAGATACCGTACGACCATTTGAATGGTTACTGCGGATTAGCATTGCATGAGGGGAAATATACTAAGGATTACCTAGACATTAGAGGATAATTATGATGTGCGAAAAATGCCTGTTCTATGAGGATTGTAAGGAAGAGCGTGAGGAAGAGACGAAGGAAGCATGCAAATATTATATTTATGATGTGATTAAGTATGATTGAATTATTTACTCCAGGCTTAATAGATTATCCGGAGAAGATGATTAATAAGCCGGTGATGTATACTGAGGCTGATCTTGAAAGGATAGCTAATAAGATTAGTCAGGCACAGATTATCGATGGGCATGGTGGAGACATTATAGGCACATTAGATAATATCATATTCAAAGATGGGGCATTATATGCTGATGTTCCAGATGATTTAGAAATAACAGGCAAAGGGTTAAGCCCGGAATTCCATTTCGGATTGATTGACAGGGGCGAATATTATGAGCCTTATGACATTAGAATGGGTAATGTGGCATTAACCAGTAAGCCGAAGAGTCAGATATTTTATAATTCTATCAAAGGAGATGTTGAAATGGATTTGAAGGAGAAGGAAGAATTATTAAATACTATAAAAGATAATCAGAAGAGAATACGTGAACAGGAACAGGAAATCGGTATCCTGAAGAATAAGAATGAAACCTTAAAGAATGACCTTAACAGTAAGAATGACACTGATAAGGAATTGAAGAGTAAATTGAAAGAATTAGAAGATTTGAAAGCTGAAGTGGACGGCCTAAGGGCTAAGGCTGAGGCTTATGATAATATAGAGGTTGAAGAGAAGAATAAGCTCATCGAGGAAATAGCTAATGGTAATGATGAGATAAGGGAGAGACTAAGCAATATGCCATTAGATGATATTAAATTCCTGAATGAGAAGAAATTACTTAATACTGATCCTAAAGGCGTGCCTGCCGGGTCTGCGCCTGGATTACAAAATGGTAGCCAACAAGGTGAAGGCGATAAAAAAGATAAGCCAGCAACCTATGAGGATTACCAGAAATGGAAAAAGGAAAACAATGTGAGATGATAAAATGCAAGAGATAGGAACTTATTTCTTACCAGAGAATATGAAAACCTATGCGGTCAAGGAAGGTAACATGACTGTAACAACCGGTATATCATGTGAAACTGGTAAAAGAACAGCTGTAGCAAATTTTGCTAGTGAAGTTAGACCTGAAACGTTTTTAAAATTCAGCAGCACCGTAGACAGTGTAGATGGTTTATTATGTATGGAAAGGGTAGGGGCAGGAGATAACGCTACTCACTTTACACAATATGAACCTGAATTCCGTACTGGATACTTGCCAACCGCTAGTGCTAATGATGGTAATTATCAACGTAGACATGTGGCCTGCGGTAGATTCGAGGCTAACAAAGAGTACAGATTACCATTAGCAGCTGATAACGCAGCTATTACTGCTGGTAATTACTTAGAGCTTAAGGATTGCTTCGGCTTAGATAAGAAGGCTAGCAGCACCTCTACCTGCATAGCATTAGAGACTGTAGCAGCTAATAGTGGTGGAGAGATCTTTGTACAATTAACTGATGATTATATACCAGTTAAACCCAGCGGCTAGGAATCTTGAAATTACCGTAAATGATGGCACCGACGCTATCAGTGGCGCAACCGTAACTATTGGAACAGATAGTGAGACTACTGGCGATGATGGTAAATGCACATTTGAACTTGATGATGGCACCTATGACATCAGCGTAACCAAAACAGGATATGCTGACGGTTCCTCTAGCGTTACTATCAACGGGTCAGACACTACTAAGACTATCAGCTTAACAATCGTTGATACTATAAGCTTTACAATCAATGATGGTGAGAATCCTATACAAGGCGCAACTGTAGTCATTGGCGAGACCACTAAGACTACTGGCACTAGTGGTGGCTGCACATTCCCGAATATGCCATATGATACATATAGTGCAACAATCAGTGCTACTGGATACACCACTGCGACTGAGAGTATAGAATTCGACGCTGAACATAAATCATTCACTATCTCATTAGAAAGTGCGACTACTGAAGGTGAAGGTAGCGGATAATTAAACTATTATTATAATTTTTTAATTAAGGAAAATAAAAATTTAAGGAGCATAATAACATGGCTGAACAAAGAAAGTATGAGAAAATATTCTCCGATTACTTACGTGGTATGTATGTTGTACAGGCACAGGAGCAAATCATACACCAAAATCCAGTAATCGGTTTATTCCCAAAACAAGAGGTTGAAACGAAACAAATCACTCTTCTCGAAAGTGAAGATTTTGACAAGTATAAAGAAAAAATGCCTAAGGGTAAAGGAATCGCTAAAGGTGCTTCCGCACGTAAATTCAGAGGAACCTTAAAGACTCCTAAGGGCTTCGAGATGTCTACTCATGAAATCGAGTATACTATCGCAAAGTCTGACATGGAAAATCCTTATTACTTCCTAAGCGATGAGGTTTCCGCTATGGCATACATCTTAGGATTAGACATTGTAGAGACTATCTACACCACTGCTAAGAATAATGCTGTAACCGTATCCTCTGGCCTTAACAAGGACTGGGACGGTTCCTCCACCACCTACGATAAGATCTTGAACGATATAGTCATTCTTAAGAAGCAATTACGTAGTCAAGGAATCGCTAAGATAGATAACTTCCTCTATGGTGATGGCGCTATCACAGCATTAGCTGCTAAGTCTCAAGTCGAAGCGAGCAGATATGATTATGACGCTGCTAAGGAAGGATTTTATGTTGATGACGTAATGAGAATCAGTGGTGCTAACCATATGTGGGGAGGACAAGACTTCACAGATGGAGAAGTTATAGGATTCAACTATAATTATCCTGCTATGAAAATCTTCTATAAGAAATCCGCTAACCCACAGGCTGCAACCGCACCTGCTATTCCAGGATTCGAGGAAGTGGCACCAGCTATTAGTATGTTGATGTATGATGATGAGGACACTAACCTTAATGATCCATTAGTTACTATTAAGATGGGTTGTACTGTTGGAGCAGTGCCTATCGCTAAGGGTAACCGTATGATACGTGTAGCAGATATTTTAGGATAAGGGGATTGTTTATATGAATTATGCTATGAAGGATTATTATAATGTGCTTCATTTTCTTAGGGACTTCTTCGTTGATAGGGAATATCCTTTAACGTTCAGTGAAGATGATGACATCAGCAACCTAAACAATGTAGAATTAGTTACTGAATATACATCAACTCATGATAATTCATATAAAATAACCAATATTAGTGAAGGTGATTTAATCACTTTCATTATACCTTACCGTAAATATGACACTACGGATAAGTTTGAGCTTAATATTCTATCAACTACTTCCTTCAAACCATCAGACATTGACATAATATTCAGCGAATCCAAAACCGCTGAGCCATACCTTAAAGTCGTTAAGAATGCTAAAGTCTATAATGAGGATAAGGAGGAGATAACTAACCTGAACGCTGACACTATCTATAATGTCAAGTATACATTAAAGGAGACCGCAACTAAATTAGATAAGAAGAGTAAGCAGATGAGCATGTTACAATCCATCTCATTACGATTCAATGACTCCTTCGACATAGTATACTTGTCAGATATGGTGTTCAGGACAGAGGTTTATCAGCGCACATTAGAGGATATAGATTATCACTTCGAGGACGCTAAGAATCATATAACCTCCCGGTTGAGACTGCCAACTATCCCATCAGAACTGGAGCCTCTAATACCTAAGGCAGCCGCCGCGTATAGCTGGCTGATGTGGTGGGAGAACGAGGGCCGCAGTATGGGAGACGGTACGGAGCTCTCAAGGAATTATTATGACAGGCTGATGTCAGAAGTCAATTTTGCGATAGACCAGTGGCTTAATGATAATAAGGAAGCATTACCGGACGACATTAACACTAAACTAGTAGGATATACGAGGTTGATTAGTCATGAGTATATTACAAGAAATCCTAGAAAGCATATCAGCAGATTTGGCAAGAAGCGCCTATTTTAAAAACAAGGAATTCTATCTAGACTTGTCATTAGTTACTCCTAATACTGAATTGCCTTGCATATGCTTTCAAGAGGCTAGCAGTGAGGCGGAGATGTGGAAGCAATCCATCAACATGGGTTGTATAACATTATCCATACCAATAGAGATCCTGGTATGCACTGACGTACAGACTCCTCCAGAAGTGATTAGTCAATTATGGGATTATCGGGAGGAGATAGTCAAGCACTTAGCCACTGTAATACCATCTAATATCCACCCGAACCTCGAGGATTTAGAGTATAAGGGCGCTGGAGCATTAGAGAAGATAGAGATACGCGCATTGACTGAATATAATGATAATAAGGAAGTAATGATGAACATTATGGCGGTAAGATACTTATTAAGTTATAATTTATAAGGAGATTGTTATTTATGAAATTTAAATATATTGGCAAGCAGCCATTAGGCTGTATAGATTTTGTCATGGCAGGCCTCATCAGACCAGGTGGAACATTGGAACCTGATAAGGTTTATGATGTGCCAGATAACGACAATATGTTTATTAGTATGTGTAAGAATTCTCCATTGTTTGAATTAGCAGAAACGAAAAAGAAAACGAAAGGAGATAAATAAAGATGGCAACATATAATCGTAAACATCATAATTGGCTATTAGCATTAAAGGAACTCGGAGAAGATGGTACTTATCCTGATTATCCGGTTGCTGGTGGTATCCTAGCGAGAGGAAACGATTTTGCGCCTAACACTGAAATAACCACTGAGGACTGGACCGGACACACTGGTGGGGATTCATTAGTTATCCAAAGTGATAGGACAGACGCTAGCTCCTCACCACAATATACTCATAAATTATTGTTAGGGGAATGTATAGAGGAATATTTATTCATGGCATTAGGTAGTCATGACACTGTAACCGCAGCGATTACTAACGCTACTACTGCTAAGAAATGGAAGATCTATAAGGACGGTTCCACTGCTAAGATATTGCCAGTGGCTACACTGATTAACCAGTACAGCGCAACCTTGAAGGACGCAGTAATCTATAATAATGCGGTCATGGATACCTTAGAAATCACTATTGATAATAACGGTTGGTCCGTTACTCCACAATACAAGTCTGATGTGGAAATACCTAACCAACCTAATCAACCTAGAACATTATCATCTAGTATTATCAAATTACCTAAGAATAATACTAAATTATACATTGCACCTACTAACGTAACATTAACCTCTAGTAATAAGGATAATTACGCTTATGACTGTTTAACCAGCAATACCTTAACTATCAGGAATAACCTTGAGGAGAGCGATTGTTTAAACACTGAATTCGGTAAACAAAACGCGGATAAGGGAGACTTCGAGATAGAGGGTACAGCAGAGTTTAACTGGAACCCAGCAAGCGCATTCCTTTATGATGAATGGCTTACAGGCCAACCTCATGGAGTATATGCTACTGAGACACCATTATTCAAGCAAATACTCTTAGAATGTGAGGGAGGATTAATCGAAACTGTAGGCTCTAATCCTGGTACACCAGTTAATGCTAGCATTAGCATATGGTTACCATACGTTGAGATTAGTAATTGTGATTTAGGTAACTTATCAGGCGATGATAAGAGGACCATCACAGCAACCTATAACCTTAGGGCTAATGGAACCGCTAATCCTATAGAGGTTACTATAATCAATGCCTTATCAGCATTACATTATGGTACAGAGTTAGAGATTGATACTGATGATGTGGGTAGTACGACTATTATCGGTGTTGATTTGCCTGATGATTCATAAAACCTTTTATTATTTTTTTTAAATTTTTTTAGGCTAATTAGCATAGTCTGGTAGTGCGATGGTCTTGTAAGCCTCTATAAGTGGAGATAAAGGGTGTCAGAGGCCAGGATAACCATCGGTCATGGGTTCAAATCCCATATTAGCCTTTCAAAGGAGATGTTTAAATGTTTAAAGACGATAAAGTGTTTATTTGCGGAGAATATCGTAAGTATAAGGATATGCCTAAGAAGCAGACTAGGGATTATCAACGCAGGATAGAGGAATTGATGAATTCCTATAATCCTATCGTACGAGAATCCGAGAAGCTATTAGATAAGCAGAAGGAAGTACAGGAGGAGATTGATGACGTGGAGGAATGGATTACTCTATTAAAGTCTGAGGAGACTAAGGACTTAGAGGCTATCAAGGAATCCATGAATCAACGTACTAAATTGCGTAAGAAACTTAGGAAGCTTAATGAGGAGATTATAGCCTTCAATGAGGAACAGGAGGAGAAGATTAACCAGCTAAATGAGGAGGTGCCTAAGCGCATGGCCGAATTAGCTAGTCAAATGATAGACATTACTCCAGAGGAATATTATGAGAAGGCTACTGAGACTGACGAATTATTTATGCGTTATGCTGGAGTCTTTAAACAGATGTATGACGCTAGACAGACCATACCAGAGATGGAGCATAAGTGGAAGCAGATTATAGAAAAGACTATTGATGATAGGTTAGGCACTAATCCCAGTTAATGCTGATGGTGATGACAAGTTACTGTCAGAATTATTAGAGGAGAACCTGTTAGATGAGTATTATATCCTCGTCAAGAGGATTAATGGCTTATCAATGAGCATTGAAGAGTTTATGAATACTCCATGCAGGGTAATATCATACCTGTTAGATAAGGAGTATGAAGTGATAGAGTATGAGAACCGGGAGTATGAGCGGCAAGAATTAGCGGCTAAGACAACCTCTAAGACTGGGACCATGATACCTAATAAGCATAAGAATAGCAAGGAAGCGGAATTAGCTATTGAATCATACGTGATATAAAATGTTAAAGATCAGGTGGCGAGGAAATTATGAGAAGTATTTCAGCAACCTCAGGCCCCATGTTAGGCAGGAATTGAATAATCAATCAGAATGGGTAGCGCATGAGGTCCGTAAGAAGAGCTTACCATATGTTCCTAAAAAGACTGGTAAGTTAAGGGGCAGTTACAGGGCCACTAATACTTATGGGACTAATAAGGTAGTGGTGGAGGTAGAGTATAGGGCTCGTCGTAAGGGAGGATTCGTATACTCCTATATCCAGGAACATAAACAATATAAGCGATACACTACTCCAGGAACCGGTTCCCGTTACTTGCGTAAGGGTATGGCTATGAGCATTACACCAGTTAAGAATCGTTATATACAAACTATGAGAAGGGCAGTACATGGCAGATTATGAAGTTAAGGGTACGTTACAGTTAGATACTAAACAATTCGATACAGCAGTACAGAATGCTGTACGCCGATTAGAGACCTTAGTCGGTAATGTTAATGGCCTTAAGAGCGGGGACACAGTATTAGATGGTTTGAATAAGGATTTGACCGTTACTGATGTTGAGGCTAATAAGGCTGCTAATAGTGTTAAGAATGCTGAGAGACAGATGAAGGGTCTAGCCACTACCACTAATCAGGCTCGGGCCACTAATACTCAATTGACTAGCAGCTTCGGATTAGCTAGCAAATCAGCTAGGAACTTTAACAGCACATTATCCGCTACTAATCGTCTAATGCGTACGCTCAAGACTACTGGGTCTATCATATTCGGTATGTATGCTTACCAATTCGTGGACGCTATCACACAATCAGCGGCTGCCACTGTCAAGGCTAAAAGTGAGATGGAATCATATTTCCGAGCCTTGAAGATGACGACCACTGAGCAGAAAAGCTTTGATAGGACACTAGATAGTATATTGAAGAAATATCCTAAGATGAACAAATACCAGTTAGGAGAGACATTAACCTCCTTAGGTACAGAATTCAACCTTAATGTACAACAAATGGAGAAGATAGGTAATGTAGCGCCTATGATTATCAACGAATATCTTAGGGCTGGTAGGAAAACTGAGGAGGCTATCCTCGCTATCAAGGATATTTCACAGGGCGAATTCCTAAGGTTGAGCAGAGAGACTGGTGTAGGACAGGCTGAGATTAAGGCTGCTGGCTGGTCTGGTGATCTACAGGATATTGAAGGATTATACACTGCATTAGAAAAGGTTGGTAAGGCTCGTCATTGGGACGTCATAGCACAGAAAGCAACCTCATTAAATGATGTAATGCTCATCACAGAGAATAGGTTCGGAGAATTCGCCACTGACCTGGTCGGCAGGATTACTCCTTCCATCGTTGGAAGCTTTAATGCTATGATTGACGCTATGAATTGGCTACAATCCTCATGGAATAGTCTAGGTGCTGGAGGTCAGGCAGTGGCATTAATCGGTGGTGGACTCATTGGCATAACCGCTGCGGTTGATAAGCTTTATGGCGTCATGGCTAACTTCGCCACTGTCAGGGCCGCTAATCTTATGGGCATTAATGCTGAGATAGCGGCTAATGAGGGGTTATCACGTGCATTAGCCGAGACCACTTATGCTGAGGAAATGGAAGCCTTAGCAGTAAAGCATAATATAGAATCACAATTCGCTCAGACAGTGGCTATACAAGAATCAGCATTAGCTAGACAGAATGAGAGTCTAGCAGTGGAACAGGCCATAATGGCTAAGACTAAGCATATCCTGAGCGAGAATGAGGAATTATCCATCTCTGAAGCGGTGGATATGGCTATTGAAAAATTGACTATGGCTAGGGAGAGGGAAACCCAAGCCATGTATCGTCAGGAATTAATCCATCAGGAACTGATTGAGAGGGGCCTTATTGAAGAGGAAGTCATAATTGAAAGCGACGCAGCTATCAGCAGGGACATTTTCATGAGAGAATTACAAGTCGATAAGATTAGGGCTCAACAATTAGCCTTAGAGGCTGAGGCCTTGACTATGGAAACGGGCATGAGCATAGAAGAGGCTAGGATAGCATTGATGGAACGTGAGAATATCGCTAACATGAGCGTGGCTAAGACTATAGCCACTAAGATATTTGGCTTAGAGGCTGAGACAGTGGCTAATCAGGGATTAATCGTTGGATTATATGAACGATTAGCAGCGAGCCCGTTGATTGTTACAGCATACACTACTGAAGAGGTAGCGGCTATGGGGGCTGCTGGTGCTAGTGCAGCATTATTAGCTGCATTATTGCCTATCATAGCAGTGGCGGCTGCGATAGCCATAGCGGTTGCACCATTAATAATATCATTCAATAACTTAAGCGCTAGTTTTGATAAGGTCAGTGATTCAATAGCTAATGGGCAGGCTAAGATTGATGAGCTCAAGACTAAGCAAGAGGGCTATAAGAAAACCATTGACGAGTTAAGCAATAAGACTAACCTCTCAGCTAAGGAGACTGCTAAGCTTAATGAGGCTAGGGAAGGATTAAAGTATACTACTAATGCACTCAAGGCTGCTGAGGAAGAGTACGCTTATGCTACTAGGTTACAGACACGTTACACCACTACCGTTACTAAGGTAGAGGGACAAAGGTATGAGAACCTTAGGAAAATTAATGAGGAACTTAATAAGAATAAGGGTACACAGGGCCAGACCTATGTTGATAACACTTATGGTATGGGTACCGCTGCACGTGAGAGCGTGAAAATGCAGGAGATACTGGCTTACCAGGAAGAGCATAGGTTAGAAAGGAATAAGAAGCTTAATAAGGAACTTGATAATGCTAAGAAATCCCATGAGGAGATTGTCAAGTTTAACCAGGATTGGAATGATACTTATACTGATAGGGAAATAGCCATGCAGAAAATGGCTGATCCTAACACTTCAGGCTGGGACAAGTTAGGGGCCTACTGGGATAATTGGTGGGCTAGTGCTAAATTGTCCTGGATAGAATTCTGGGCTGACCCATTCAGGGACGTTCCGGATATACAAGGGGCATGGTCTGGTTTCGAGTCTGATTTTAATGATACATTAACCCGAATGGGGCAGGATTGGGACAATTTCTGGCAACCCATCACTGATTTCTTCAATAGTTTCAGTATAGGAGGGGATTGGAACCCATTCAAGGATTGGAACATCGAATCTACTAAGCAATGGGTTAATGATGGTTTCAATTACTCATTAGGTGATGTAGTTACCATATTAGCACAGAAGGGCGTTGAATGGTTTAGTTTAGGCACATTAGATGGTAAGAAAACCGTTGATGGTATCAAGCAAGGATTATCTAGTCTTAGGAGTATGCTTGATAAGAAATGGGAGGAGGCTAAGTCATCATTGGCTAATGCTGGGAACACTTTAAAGACTCAAGCATATAATGCTGGTAAGGGTATCTATGATAAATTCAAGAGCGGGATAGGCAGTATAGCTAAGATTGTGCAGGATAAGCTGGACGAGGTGGTCCAGAAGATTAGGAACGTTAAAGATGACATAGCTAAAGCCGCCAGCGACGCAGCCTCTGCTGCGGTTAATCCGTTCAGCTGGATACATATACCAGGATTCGGTGCTAATGGAGCCTATGGTGCTAGGACTGGAGGCAATAGGAATGTTAAAAGGATAAACACTCCAGCATATGGTCCATCTGATAGTTTTGAGGGAGCATTACGTGGAATATTGACTGCTAGGGGCTTCCGTAATCCTGCTAGTTATCAATTCTATCCTAATAGTCAAAAGACTGTAGGCGAGACATGGAATGATGGTGCGGCTAACTGTTTTGATGGCGCTAAGCTCATACTAGGATTAGGACAGATGTTCGGTTTACGAGGGCATATGGTCTTAGGCTCATATAATGGTATGGGACACGCAGCGGCTATGGTCGGCGGGAAACTCTATGATATGACACAATTCCAGAAGCATGGACGTTTCAGAGGCACACAAGGCGTATACTTCGGCTCACAGAACACTAATAGTTATGGTACTACTAATAATGATAGGAGGCTTATTGTTAATGTGGACTTATCCAATTCCACAATCTATGGCGTTGATGATTTGGATAACCGTATTAAATCAACCTCCGAGAAGGTGTATTATGAATTGAACAGCCCGGATAAGGCTAGGGGTTATTAAGATGGCAGATGATTATGAGACTATATTAACTTTTAGGAAGAGTAAGTATTTCTGGAAATTCCTTAATAGGCAGATGGTTATCACTGATGTTGATACATTGAATGATAGTGATTATGAATTATTATTATTCTCTAGTATGCCTGAGAATTTTCAGAATTGTATAGATGTTGATACTGGCTGCATAGACTTATCAACTACTGGTTTGACACAGATAACTACTGGATTCACTAGGACAACATTCTCAGTGGATATACGTTGGATTGATGAGGGAGAGAATGGTTTCAGCATTTATGTAGCTGAGGACGTTGATATACCAATCAGTGATGATGTAACCTTTTATGTGAAGGGCGTAGCGGTTGTTAAGACTGGCACTGAGACTAGTGATGATAATTATTGCATAGCATTCGCCCGGTTATCTACTCCTATCAAATGCCAGAACACTATCTCACTGATGGAGGGTAGTGAGTTTGTAGGGCATAATAGCTGTAAGGAGGCATAACATGGCTGAGGAGACTTTTGTATTCTATAAGACTAAGTATTTCTGGAAATTCTTCAATAAACAATTTGATATTACTAACCTTAATGACATATTCTCTGAAGTCGGTGAGGGAGATTATACCTTCCTCTTAGCAGAGCAGGTTCCTAGTGATATTTATTCATGTATAGATGAGAATACTGGCTGTATCGATGAGGACGCGGTAGGCTTATCATTACTTGATCTTCAAGATGTTTATACTAATCTGCCTGATGGCGTGGAAATGCCTAATTTCAAGCTGGAGGTTACTCCAATCAATGACTGGGACGGTGGATTCGTTATTGGTTTGAATAGTGGGGAAGTCTCTAGCATACAGGTACAGGTTGGTGATAGCCAGAATATTTATCTGCAAGGCGTATTCCTAGTCAAGAGGGAGACTACGTTAGGCTATGAGAATTTTGTAATGGCATATGCTACTATACCATCACCTATCAGGATACGTAACTTCGTTAATCTCCCATATGATGGAGTATTCGCTGGTGTAGGGTATTGTAATAGGATAGAGGGATAATTAATGACCTTAAAGACATATAAGAATTGTAAGGATTTGTATCAGAAGGACGCAGGAGCTACCTGGCAGAATCTGGAGAAGGCTAGGACTGGTGATGGATACGCTAGTTATGTGTACCTTAAGGGTAGTAAGAGTAAGACTGAGTATAAGCCTAAGGATTTGGTTTATCGTTACGCTACTGATTTCCTTGACCCATCATTATGGACCATCGACGCCTCCACCTTCACTATAATGTTTGGGAAGTATAAGCTCAAGGAGAATAGCATACCGAAGATACGAGTCTATGTTGGTAAGAAGGGCAATAACACGTTCATTAGGGAGGTCTCATCTTATCAGAAGAAGGATAATGTCTTAGAGGCTGATACTTATACTATACAATATAATTTAGGTGCCTTGACTCCTCAACAATGGAATAAGGGCATAATGATAAAGTTAGTCTGGGATAAGACTAGGACTACTAAGGAATCCACTATCAGCGTCAATAGGGCCAGATGTTCAGTGAAATATCATCGTAACACTTCTAGGATAGCCATATACTCCTCCTTATCACCTGATAACATCAATACTAGGGACGGTGCAGTATGGGAATTGACTGTCAAGAATACTGGTGATTGTGATTCCACCTCATTAAGCCTAGACATTCCCGCAGGCTGCAAATTGACTGATTTAGGAGGCAATGGAGTATGGGATAGTGCTGATTATCCTGATGAACTCTTTTTCCCGAACATCTGTAGGAATCAATCATTGACTCACAGGTTTAAACTAGTATTCCCATATGAGGGCATATATGAGCTTAACGCATGTAATACATGGAATGATAACCCGGCTAATCAGTGCGTATTCGAGTTTGCTAATGTATTCCAGTACATACCATCAGATGAGGTAGTGTACATATTCTATCCATCATATGATAATGAGGACGGATACTTTGATATTATAATGCAGGGTGAGGGCAACGGGCACTTATACCATTGTTATAACTTGTCATTGCCTAATAATATAGAAGTGGATATGCCTATCCGTACAGTATTCGAGGATCTTGAGGGTAATGTGAATGTTGAGGAGGTTAATCGTAACAATACTATATCTTATGAGTATGAGGGTAGGACTATAACCATCGATTTGACTGATGGCATGTTATGTGTCAAGACTGATAATCCTAATGTTGATTTCCAGGCACATGTTAGGATACCATTCAAGGCAGTGTCTGAGGGCACTGGCACCATAACCACTCATTCATATTCTAATGATAAGGATTATACGGGAGACCTGGTCGTATTGCCTGCTAGGCCTACCATATTCGTATTTGATTGTGAATATTCTAGAGATAAATCCTATGTGCAGAATAGTGTAAACATTGGTATCCCGGACATTTGGAGCATAAGGTGTAGGAGCAGCAGACATAACTTGTTCATGGATAAGAAGGGAGACCTTGAGATACCAATAGAGGAGCTTATAGCATACATCGGCTGCATACCATTATCCCGAGCGCATAAGAGGGACGTTACTAGTGATGTTACTAACACATTGATTGATACTAGGTACCTTAACCGCCGATACTTAGGTAAGGAGGGCAATTATCTAGAGAAGATTGGCATGACCTTACGTATGAAATGGCAGGACGTAGCCACCTTGAAGGGATTACTTGAGATGGATAAGCCTATACCTATTGATACTTGTCCGGAATTGCCGGACGGGGACCCGTTGAATCATAGGGGCTGGGCTGAATTGTCTGAGATTAAGAATATCAGGAAGATTAATGACCTGTTATATGAATGTCAGCCTACGGTTGATTATATCACTCATAAATTATTGACTAAGTTTAGGATTGAGCCTAAGGATAAATTGACTGATAATACTATCAGCTATTTCCTCAGCGAGACCTTGAGCTATAATAGTGATCTGCTTGAAAGGTTTAACCTGAACTATTACCAATTCTACACTAACCTTGAAGATGATTACGGTAATTATGCGGGCAGTTATGAATTGCCTAGTGGCACTAACTTGACTATTAATAGTAATGATGAATTGAATGATTATGCTACTTATGGTCTGAGGTTCCGTAATGAATTGCCAGCCTTGATGTCTGAGGATTATGATAATAACTGGGAGATGGCATTGAGGATTAGGGATAAGGATACTAGGCAGGTATTATTTGAGCATTTATATAATAATTTCAAGCATTATGATTATGATAATAACCAGGTGTTGAATGTTGCTGATGTTACCTCTAAGGTTTATGATGGCTCAGCCTATAATGTGCTCAATTATGATAAAATAGCATTAGGCTATGGGGATTTGGCACTGCTTTTAGAGGATAAAAAGACCATCACTCATTTTAATACATTAGACGATACAGTATTCGATGACTTGAACACTAACTTTGAATTATTTTTATTGGATATTGATAATAACGGGCTCGCTAATGAGAAGGTGATTATCAGAGTCAATGATAATAGGGGATACAGCAATACCTTTAACGTGATGACTGACATATTCGGCAGGATAATATTCCCGATGGACTTCGGCAATGGAGACTATGACATACAACTAATATATGAGGGCACTGACAAGTATAGGCCATGCGAGTACACCGTCGGCACAGTGATAGATTATGATGAGGTAGTGTTACACTTCGAGTATAGTGATAATGTCATAATAACCAACACTGGAGAATCATACACATTCACAGTATTAGATGATAATGATGACCCCGTAGAGAATATCATGATACATTATTCCTATAAGGATATAGGCTCAGACGCCTACGGTTATGAGAGGACCGCAACTAGTGATACTAACGGTCTGATAACCATACCAGTGGACTGGACTAATGGTACTAAGATGTTGAAGGTGAACATGAAAGGCTTCGTAGATAATGGTACAATCTATCAGCCTGTAAGCTTCGAGCAGGAAGTGAACATTAACATCATGAAACCTAAGAATCTCATCATAGAGGCTGATGATATTGTGCTCTTACAAGGTGATCCTAAGAAGGATTATTATGTCAAGGTTACTGATGACGCAGGGAACCCATTAAGCAAGGATTTGATTATTGGAATATATAATAAGCAGGAATCCTATGTCTTGCCAGTTACTAGTAATGCTCAGGGCGTGGCTAATGCTCCATTATACCTGGCTGGTGATTCCTGGCTGGTCGATGTACATTATGGTGGTGATGACACCTATAATCCGCAGGTCATTAGTCAGGAGATTAATATAAATAAACATAAGAAATTAGGTTCTCAACTAATTTCTGAGAATCTGGAACTTGAAGAAGGAGGCTCTTCACTCTATACTATAACTCTACTTGATGAGTATAACCAACCGATAGGAAATGTGCCTGTAAGAATCACTATAACTCCTAATGTTGCAGGGGAAGATCCTTATGTGGATATGGTCCTTTATGTAGACGCAAGAGGTGTTTTAAGGATTCCTTATATGACTCATGATGAAACAGTGGTGATAACTACAAGGTTTTATGGTAACCTTTCATATGATGAAGTATTGTTGTCTGATTTAGTAAGTTTTGCGCCAGCACCTCAGAAAGATGTAGCTGATGTTAAAGTGGAAGGTAATAAAATACTGCAAAATTGGGGAGGTGGCTGGGAAGAGCTAAATTATAGGACTGCTTTCCGAATAATAGTTAATCTTCCAGGAGATAATCGTACATCATATGAGGGATTAAATTATTATGAGCATATGGGTATTGGAACATTTAAGGTAACACTTATTTATATGGGAGACTCTACTAACTGGCACTCATGCTGTAGAACATTGACTCTTGAAACCATAGAAGATAAGAGATATGCTAATTTTATAGATATTGGTTGCTTAGGAGCGTCTCATAGCCCGTCCAGTGCAAAAATAGGGGATTTAATCGAATACCGTCATACTTACAATTGTCATATACCTTGTTCAAAAGCGTATCTGGGAGTTAATGTTAATGGAGATACTTCTAATGTAACCACCTTAGCAGGATTCAAAGAACATTGTGATTATGTAGTAATGGTTAAAGCAACACATGGCCAGTATACTCGTTTTTATTCTGATATTGTTGTCAGTATGATTAATGAGGTGCAGGGAAATTATGAGATAGCATTTTTCTTTGAGGAAAACGAATTCATGGAGCCTATGATTTCCCGTATGTCATTCAATGTAACTTCCTCTTCAGCAGAACCTGTTACATTAACCCAAAATGGTTTTGGATATTTAGGACAGACCTATCAGGACATGAATATATTAGCCCATAATTCTAATGCAGGATTACATGAAAAGGTTAATGAATATTATATCATGAAATTAACTAAGATAGACACTCTCGAGGAATACTATTTCTATTCTTACCTCGTGGATAATACTACTATCTCCCATATAGAATACCTATTAGGTTTAGGAGATTGGCAATTACAAATATTCACTAAGGGTACGGATAATTATCAAGGAAGTTATTATGCTACTACAGCCGAGCTCACTGAGGAGACAAGATATGCACATATAGGTGATTTCTTCTATGACACTGATAACTGGAACGAGTACGGAACAGAAGATATTACTATTGATGACTCAACAATCTCCAGCGGAGACTCTGACAATACAATAGCAGTTACTGACGAATACACTGACTCTAACAAGTATGAACTATTATTCAAGGTTGATATAGGGGATAATGACATTGGAGCATTCATGATAGGCTCAGACGCTAACCAATCCGAGACATTAATTGTTAAGAATGGTTATATCACATTAATAAAGAATGATAATATAATAGATGAGAAGATCATAGACTCTAACATAAGCGGGGACTGGAAGATTAGCCGGGACGGTGATAAATGGGATATTTATTATAATAACCAGTTAATCTACTCCACTACTGAATTAACATATAATACATTAGGCATACTCAACGGGCCAATAACACTCTATGGAGTATATGTCTATTATGAGCCAGTGGCAGAGATTACACCGTCCGTCGAGGATTATGACGGTACAATATTCGGTTCTAACATAGACATTAGTCTCAGGAAGAACGTATTAAACCTTATCGATTATGGCATGTTAAGCGAGGGGGACATTGGCGGAGGCAAGGTCATATTAAGTAATATCACATTGCCGAACGCTAATTATGAGCTCGAGACGGACATCATGTATAATAATAGCAGGTTCGAGAGACTAAATGACTTAAAGGGTAAGATACAGTATAGAATCATTGAGGACATACTCACCAGCAATACTGAATTAGACTATTCAAAGTTATTATGCAGCCCCGTACCAATCCCAGACAGCATAACCCGATTCACTAGGTTAAGCGATGAGGGAAGATTATACTTCGTAGAAGAGGGCAAGAAGGGCGCCAAATACCTTTGTAACCCATACCTGCAATACAAGGGCGGAACCGACCTTAAGACCGAGACGGGCATATCATTATTCAATTTAGATGGCGGATACAGCCCAGTATACTTATCCAATGGATTAGTCAGGGCAGAATTCCATAGGTATAGTGGTTATATAGTCATATCCAGGTATGATGAAAAGACACAGGATTGGTTTATCTGCCAAACCTTCCATCTCCATGAGGAGCCTAACCTTGAGATAGTCAATACATACAGTGATGATAAGGCCACTATACGTTTCGGAGATACTAAATGGACCATGTGGAGGGGCCGACCATTCATCAAGGTGGAACATGAATATGATGACCTCCGCATACTCAACCTGGTTAATAGGGTCTATTGTGAGACTATAGACAACGAGTTTAACATGGGATACGTGGAGGAACATGACGCCACCTACAGCATATTCAATCCACGCATGAGCATACAATTATTCAATCAGGAACTCCATATCGGAGAGAATATCAGATTAGACAACTTCGACCTATGCCTAGTGGATACTGTTTATAATGAATACTATGACGCAGCATACACTGCTGACATTACCACTCAGGTGGTCGAGAATGAGAATGCTATCAAGTTACGTATGAATAGTGATAGTAAGATAGCGGTCATATTCCCATCAGACGCATACGTCCGGAAACCAGCGCCAACCTTCTCATTACTAATCGATTACCTAGTGCAACATGACATCACCAGCCTCAAGATCAAGGCTAGGGGTTATGGTGAGAATGGTAAGGTTAAGGAGAATGAGGCACACCAATACGGTTACTGGGAGGACGTGCAGGAAATAACATTAGGAGAAGAGGGGGAGCCTGACACTATCAGGGCAACCTTCAAAGATGTGCCTGATAATGTGAAATACATAGACTTCATGCTCATATTCGCCGGCTCAGGCGGTGATGTGGCATTCAAGGACATAATGTTGTATGAGGGAGACTCTGAAGATGAGGAGACTAACCAACAAGGCTATGACATTGACAGGAGCCTAGCCAATGCCACTAGGGTAGAATTATCCTTTAACGAGACATATTATGCCTGCCTCTATGATGATGATTCCCCGACCGGATTAGCCATTGCAAGGCCTAACAAGCAATCCTTCACATTACGGAACCTTACTAAGAGTAAGGAGACTATCCTCATACCATACATGAAGGATTATTCCGAATATGATGATGTGGAGAAGGTATTCCTAGAATACTTGAACAGTAAGGACCAGGTGGTTAATGTTGAATGGAGGGAATAAATGACTAGAAACCAGCATATAACCCGTAACTTTGACGCTAACAGGACTAATACCATAAGATTAGATGGTGAGGAGTTTAGGTTCGAGATATACAGCTATGATAAGACACAGGATACCATGTATACTGCGCTTAATCCTGCCAACTACTCACATAATGGTGATAAGTGCTGGTTTGATGGCATGACTGGCATTAAATATAATAAGGAATATAAGAAGGGAGCATATCTTAACCTTGAATTCAAGTATGACGCTAAGGCCACATCAGACCATTACAGGATAGAGATATTATACACTAACACCTATAAGACATATGATAATGTCAAACTAGAAGATGACGCATACATCAGCGTAGATGCGGGTAATGATAACATAGACTATAATAAGGTAGTCAGTAATGACATGAACTATAATAGGCACATAATATATTGCAGCCTAAAGGAGGGCACTAATAATATCAAGGTGAAATTATCCCCGACACTAGTATTCTATGGCATAATCATACGCAGGTATTATGTGTATGAATCACATTATCCGCTCCTGGATACGGACCAGTTAGTGCCTATCAGCGCTGAGACATCACATACTGATGAATTCCAGATAAACACTATGACTGCTGAATTCATGTATTCTCATGCCTTAGATGAGGTGTTAATGCCTACTGATCCTAACGCTAACCGTTCAGGATTAGTATTTGATTACCGGGACGAGATTAACTGGTACGTGAAACGTACTGATGGCAAGGAGGAACAGGTATTCGGAGGGTACGTCTCAACAGCTAATGTAGATGATAAACTCACCGTATTAACGTTAGAATGTGCGGATAGGGTCATAGACCTTGACCGCCGATACTGCATGTCAGAAATCCTGATGAATGGTGCAGAGGAGGAGGAAAAGACTAAGTACACATTCGCTAATGATTGTCTAAAACATTATGACTATTACAGCGACGCTATAGAATTCCTATGTAACCATGCAGAGGTTCCAGTAAAGAATAATATCATAATGGGTAAATCCTTAGTGCCTAAGAAGGCTAAGATACTACGTTATTATAAGAAGGGCAAGACTGATAAGCTGGCTAATGATAACATGGATTATACTGTCTATAAGAATAAGATACAATTACGTAATGGTATCAACAGGAATAATCCGCAGAGCATTAACATTTACAAGAGCGATAAGGGAGCATACATCAATAATAAGCCTAACCTCTTCATAACCTATGGCTTAGGAGAGGAGGAGACTGAGGAAGAGGTTGTAGAGACTTATGTCATAACCACTCAGAAGGGCGTATCCAGCAGCGTAACTAAACAGGCTGATAAGAGCGCTAAGGACGTTACTGGTGAGAATGCTATCAAGCCATTATGGAAATGGATAGTTAATAACATCAAGCATAATAGTAAACGTAAAGGGTTCTATCAGACGCCAGCTAAGACATTATCCAGTAAGAAGGGCAATTGTTGCTGTAAGGCTGAACTATTATTAGACATGTGCAATTATAAGGGCGTCCAGAACCTCCAATATGTGCATGTTAAGCCTGCCGGAGGAGGTACTGGGCATGTATTCTGTAAGATTAATGGCATAATCGTAGACCCATCAACTAGTAAAGGCTGGAAGGATTATTATAAGAAGCAGGGCACATTAGCTAATGCCCGATACTCTACGTATCCTACTAAACCATTCTAAGGTGATAATATGACATTGACATTCCATATAGTAAGTGATGAGATCAATAGCAAATCCGCAGACATTAAGAGAATGAATCAGATAGCGGCAGCATTCCAGGCACTAGGACAGAATACTGTCATCGGGAGCAGGAATCCTAATGCACATACTAATCCTAAGAAACTAGGCTGCACTGGTAAGAATGATGTCTTTGTCTGTATATTCGGCGGGATAGACATTGAAGTATTATCAGACCATACAGGATATAAACAATCAGACTGGTTTAGGAAAACACAATTGAAGAAGGCTAGTCTCATGTATATCTTCGTCAAGCAACCTGGAGGAGTGAACATTGCAACCGCTAAGAAGGTTGGCTTAGCACATGATGGTAAGGGGAACATACCAGGATTAGTGAGCATAGCTAAGCCTGCACAATTCCTTAAGAATCATGGCATAACATGGATACAGGACACTACAACTGCTAATATAGTGAGTAAGATACGTAATAAACAATTCGAGGGAGCCGGATTATCATTAGCTGGTAATAAGAGCTCCACCACCACTGAGACTAAGGAGGATAAGTATACTGTCAAGCATGGGTATAATACTAGTACACATTTCGAGGGTTACCTGGAGATCAAGTATACGGTTGATGATTCTATCAAACCTAATACTATCTATGTGGACTTCGCCAGTGCCTCAGCGGATAGGGATAAATTCACTAATCCTAGCGGGTTAAGGTGGCAGAATAATAGCAGGTTCCGGAATGAGATACCATTATTGAAGTATATTGCTGAGAAGGAGCGTAATCTCTTATCATATGAGAATGGGCAGGTAACATTGAAGAAGCCGCATAAGTATTATCTTAAGGAGGTTAATATCCTCCGGCACTTTGAGCATATGAAGGACGATAAGACTACTGATGATGTGGACGAGTCTAAATTATATGATATGATAAAGGAGGATAGCACCTATAAGATGGATATTTATAATCTCGGATTAGAGAGCGGAGAGATTGTAACCTCTGAGAACTTAGGCACTGGCGGCAAGACATTATATGACGCCATCAATGACATACTAGGCAAGGCAAATTACACTACTAACATAGTCTATAGTAAGCATAGGAAGGACGACGCCATAAACTTTAGCAAGATACTAGACACTACAGATGTTAAGGCTACCTTCAATGAGGGCTTTGACGGGGACATCATAGGCATTAATAATGTCAAGTATAGCCCGACCAGTGATTTAGTCAATAATAGCGTTACATTATATAAGTCATTGACTAATGAGAATAAGGATACTGTAAAGTACAGGTATGCCCGTAAGAGTCATCTGGAAGATGTCCTAAGGTATGGTGAGCAGACACATATAGAATCCATCAGTGATAATACAGGATTCTCTGAGGCTAGCCAGGAAGCATATGATAACCTTGAGAAATATTATAAGCCAGACACTACCTTCACATGCACCGTCGTAGGATTGCCGGCGGTTAATGTTAATGATTATGTGGCTACTAAAACGGTTAATCCGATACTCACTAACGAGTATAGGGTAGCCTCTAGGACGGTTAAGGCTAAGGTTAATGAGAGGCCAGTCATCAGGGCAGAGTATGGACTAGGTGATGTGGATAATAAATTGAAGGTTAAGAATAACCTTGCTAAGCAACGTAGGGAACTAGTCAAGGCTAAGCTGGACCTGACAGTGCCTGCGAGGTATGTTGATGATATAACTGATGAATTCGTAGAGACTGAACAGAAGGTATGGGTTGAGTAATCATGGATCTTGATAGGAGACAACGGAATGACATCGATATAGTCAGTGAGGACCATCTGACATTAGCACTTGACGCTCTTAATATTGTCAATTCCCCATATGTCATTGATTTGGAGGATTATATAGGCAATAATTGGTTATATATTAGTGAGAAGTATACTAAGTATAATGTTGCTGAGGAGGATATGTTAGGTTTCATGGTGGATAAGTTACCGGACCTGGCACAAAAGAACATTACTGAGATGATACTCGGATTCGATTATACCGCTGAGGATAATATGATTATCAGTAATGTATCATTCTCTCATGATGACATGGCAGAACTGGAATTAGTCAATTATGCAATAAATGGTACGGGACATATAGATATATCATGTGATATTTTCGGATTAGATGAGGAAGTGTTAAATAATATCATAGTCAATCAAGGATTTATCATAGGGATTAACTTTAATGGTGATAAATCTAACGCTTCTTTAAAAATATGGAATGTTAAACTCAGCTTCAAATTCACTAATAAATTATTAGGTGAGAGCAATAGTGTAGTTAATAGGTTAGTGCCGCAGGTGGATTTCTGGCGTGATGGTGATGATCTATACTTACAGATTGGCGATGGCAGCGGCAAGGGACATGTAGATGAACAGTATATCGACACATACACTAAGGAGGAGATAGATAATAAGCTGCTCGCTAAGGTTGATACACAGATAGGCAAGGGATTGTCATCTAATGATTATACCTTGACTGAAAAGACTAAATTAGCCAGTGTAGAGGCTAACGCTAACTATTACACTCACCCATCAACACATAATAGCAGCATAATAATAAACTCTAACGCATTAACTAATATTGACACATCAGCTAATGCTACACAATCAGAGATTAACCAGGCCATAGACGATACTATAGGCAATAAGCAAGATGGCCTAATCAGTGGAGAGAATATCAAGACGATAAACAATAATTCAATACTCGGCTCAGGCAACATTACCATACAAGGAGGGGGAGGAGGCTCAGTCATTGGGACAGGCTCCTTCAACATAGACAATAACGGTCATCTGATAGTGGAATTGCCTGACGCAGTGGATAATCCATATTATATTAATGCTAATGGGCATTTGATTTATGACACATCTAATACTCATAATGGAGAATGATAATAATGACGGAATATGATTTAGGGAAAGTCGTAGGTGATGACGGGGAGACTGGTAATGGCATAGCCTCCATCACTAAGACAGGAACCTCTGGTAAGGTAGACACTTACACTATCCTCTATACTGACGGGGATTCGGACACCTTCACCGTTACGAACGGTGATGACGCTAGCGTAACGATTGTTACATCATGGGGTAGTACAACCTCTGACAGTAAGGTTCCGAGCGAGAAGTTAAGCAAGACTAGCCTTGATGGGAAACTTGATAATGCTTTATCCTCTACTGCTGTAAGCATAGCCAGTAATGATAATATACTCATCACTGATTATAGCGATAGTAATAAGGTTAAGAGAGTCGCTAATATCCTTGCAGGGCAAGTCAAGGATAGTACAGCACATAGTAATATAGGGTCCAGCGCTAATGATACTCAGGCTAGCATTAATGGCAGCATAGACACTGCATTAAGTAATAAGATTAGCAAAAGCAACACTTCAGGGCTAGTCAAGAATGATGGTTCGATAGACACTAATAGTTATAGCACATTCAGCGGATCATATAATGATTTATCTAATAAACCATCTATCCCGTCTAAAATTTCTGACCTCACTAATGATAGTAATTTCATAGAGACTAGCAGCACCTCCGGGCTAGTTAAGAATGATGGTTCTATCGATACGAATAGTTACTTAACCATTTCCACAGCTAGCAGCACTTATCAACCTCTATTATCTAGCGGGTCTAATATTAAAACTGTTAATAATGAGAGTTTGTTAGGGTCTGGCAATATTACTATTCAGGGAGGGTCTGAGATTGTTACATCTTGGGGCAGTACATTGTCTGATAGTAAGGTTCCATCTGAAAAATTAGCTAAAAATTCTTTAGATGGGAAATTGGATAATGCCTTATCCTCCACTGCTGTTACTATTGCTTCTAATGATAATATTCTAATTACTGATTATAGTGATAGTGATAAGATTAAGAGGGTTAGCAGCATATTAGCTTCTCAGGTTAAGGACGGTACAGCTCACGCTAACATAGGCTCTAGTGCTAATGATACACAGGCTACTATTAACACTGACATTAACACTGCTTTAGGCAATAAGATTAGCAAGAGCAGCACCTCAGGCCTTGTTAAGAATGACGGTTCTATTGACACTTCCACTTATTTAACTTCATCTGCATTAAGCAATTATATCCAAAAATCTAATACTTCAGGACTTGTCAAAAACGATGGATCTATTGATACGAACACTTACTTGACATCTTCAGCAATAACAGGTATGCTTACAACTTCAGATGTTGCAAATGACCTTACCACCACTACAGCTGGGAAAGTTTTAGACGCACGTCAGGGAAAAGCGTTAGCGGACCTTATAGGCGCTGCAATTAGTTATATAAATCAATAGGGAGATGGTAGAAATTACAAATGATACTTCGACTCTTAATGGTGCTTTAAGTGAGTTAGGGGAAACATTAGCAAGTAATATTACTGCAAAGGGAGTTTCTGCAAGTGCAAGTGATGGATTAACCACATTAGCGAATAAGGTGCTACAAATAAGTGGTGGTGGTGGCTCAACTACTCTATTTGAAGATGACTGCTCATCATCAAGTGGATTAAGCAACTATGGAACAATACACCATCTTGGTAATCAAACAAGTGGTGGTGCATTAAGTTATGACTCAACAAAAAATGCTTATAAATTCTCACCATCAAATGTGGCAGATAATGGGTTCTGTGATATTCCAATCCCATCACTTGACAATCAAGACAAATACACTATTGAAGTGGAATTTTTTACTGATGACTCTTCTACTGGTGGGCAAACTGGTTTCGTATTATATCCTACATCAGATACTGGGGGTAATGGAGTATTTTTTAGGGATATTGCAAGTATTAATCGTTGTGGTGTACTCAAATTTACAAGTTATTCAGAGAATGGAGAAAGTGGTAACTCTCAACAATCAAGTCTGCCAGTATATAATAATTGGTATAAATTAAAACTTGAAATCGATGGTACTGATGTTACTGCAAAATGGTTGAAAACAGATGATACTCTTGTTTATTCAACAAATTATACTGTTCCTTATACAAGTGGGGCAATGAGAATAGGGATAACATTTCTCTCTAAAAATGCTTCAAAATATTATTATGTTCGTAATATTAAGGCAGTAAGTCAAGGTAGTGGTAGTGATTGTAGCCAATACCAAACACAAATAGCAAATGCGATAACCTATATCAATGGAAGTGGTAGTTAATGACAAATGATTTGACAACATTAAGTGGCTCACTTGATGAAATGAAAGACCAACTCATAAGCGAATTAGACAACAAAGGAGTAACTGCCACCTATTCTGCACAGACTGGAATATTAGGTTTGGTTTCACAGATAAGCAACATACAAACCAACAAATGCCCCAAATTAGTAATGGGAACATTTACAACTGGCTCAACTGGTGGCTCAACTGGAAGTGAAACAGTCAATTACAATGGAAGTGGCTACCCACTTGCTTGTCTTGTCTACATCAATGGTGGAGCGAACAATACTACAAGTGGGGGGAACACCACTTGGGTAAACAGTACAAACCGGTACGACGTAGGCCTCTACGCAATGGTAAAAGCAGAAATAAACACTACACCAACATACGCAACCGATAGCAGCATAAGTGCCAACTGGGCAACACCAATGATAGTATATAAAAACAGTACAAGCGATAGCACCTCATACACCCGTACCTCCAATATGAAAGCGGTAACATATAACAGCTCCAATGCCTCAACAACCTACAACTGCGTAAGGTTTAAAGGTAATGCAAAAACACTAAGCTATTACGTGGGTAACAGGGCCTCAAATGCCATAGGATTAGCGAGGAGTACAGAGTTTGGTTATATAGTGGTATACTCAGAATAGGAGGCAGCAACTATGGTATTATTCAATGTTAAACTAGATAAACAATACCCCGTAGGGAGCATATACTTATCCGTTAATAATACTAATCCTAGTGAATACTTTGGCGGTACATGGGAACGTATAAAGGATAGATTCCTCTTAGCCTCAGGGGACACATACAGTAATGGATCAACAGGAGGGGAGGCGACGGTGAGCCTTAAGAAATCTGAAATGCCCCGCCATACGCATACACAGAATCAGCATAGGCATACTATGCCATACAACTGGTCTACTGGAAGTGGGAGCAATAGTGGATACACATACTCATCAAACAGACAAACCACTACAATATATACAGAATACACTACAGCTACTAATCAGTACACTGGAGGTACAGGCACCGCCCAAAGCGAGAGCGACGGTGCAGCACATAATAACATGCCTCCATACCTAGCAGTGTATGTCTGGGTACGTACAGAATAATAGGAGATGATAAATTGGTTATTAGATTCAGCAAGGCTGAAATGAGTAAGGCTGCGAAGGCCTTAAGGAATGCACATAAGCGTGGAGAATTACCGGCTGCCATTACCATGATGGATATGAACGGTAAGAAGCAGAAGGTTGATAAGAAGCATTATATGGGATTATTCGAGGCACAGAACCTGTTCATAAGGAATAAGGGGCGTTATCCGAATTGGGTTACCTTGAATGGTACCGCTACTAATCCTGTAGTTTTATATAATCAGCCTGATAGCATTACCTGCGGAGTTTACAGCTTCCAGATGTGTACACAGTATTTGTTTGATTGGGTTAAGCCATCAATCATTAAGAAAGCATTCAAGACCGTAGAGAAGGGACAGACTACTCCCGCTAATTTGATAGCAGGCGCTAAGTCATTAGGTTATAAGGTTACTAAGATACCTAGAACCTATGAGGCTGTTAAGAAGTGCCTGGATAATAATATCCCAGTCATAGGGCATATACAGACCGCAGGGTCTACTAAGCCATACTGTTTACAGTATGATTATAATTATGGCCATTATCTGCACATTAATAAGGCTAAGGATAATAAATTCACTGTATTAGACCCGTCCCGTTCTAGCGTTAAGACTTGTAGGGCTAGTGAAATCGTCCAGGCCACTAATGGCAGAGCTATTTATTTCTATAAGGTTGAAGTGTTATAATTGATGTGATAAATAACATTCATTTAAACACTTCTCCTTCTTTTTTTATTAATTTTAAGCGTTCTCGTAATACTTTTTTCTATTTTTTATGGATTATTTCAATCATAAACACATTACCTTTATGGATAGAAAAGTATATAAATGTAAACTTATAAATTATACTATATGTATGATAAAGAAAGTAATATTAAGATAATAGATTATATCCAGGCTGTAAGGGGTTTTAACGCCACTAGCAGACGGAAATACCTCATCGACTTAAACACTTATTCAGAGTTTAATGACATGAGCCTAGAAGAATTGTTGAACGAAGCAGAGGAGGACGAGGATAATAATATCCGTATGAGACGCAGACGCATATCTCAGCGATTATTTGAATTCCAGGATTACCTGGAGAAGAATCCTAGAACCCATAATGTAACTAAAAAGACTACCTTCCTATCACCTAATACCATTAATGGCATAATGGCTAGCGTGAAGATGTTCTATACAACATATGATATACAATTGCCAATGATAAGGACTAGGAGGGTTAAGAAGGAGAATATTAAGGACGTCCTACTCAAGAAGGAGATAAGGGCCGCCATAGAGGAGGACCATAACAAATCCCATAAGGCCATCATAACCATACTGGCCTCTTCAGGATTAGATGTTGATACATTAGTCAAGATCACTGTAGGGGATTATCTTAAGGCATGTAGGAAATACACTTATTATTCTAGGCCTGAGGAGATGATTAAGGACCTGGCTAATAAGCATGATTGTATCCCGACCTTTGTTATGGAGAGGGGCAAGACACATTATGAGCATGTATTCTTCTTCTCACCGGAGGCATGTGATTTCACTAATAAGTATTTGTTGGAGAGGCTTAAGAAGCAGGGCAGCATTAGTAAGGACGAATTATTGTTCCCATTAGCTAAGACTAGTATTAGCAGGTTCTTTAGCTTATTGAATGATAAATTAGAGATGGGTTGGACTAGTAATGGGACTCGTAGACGGTTCCGTCCTCATGCTATGAGGAGCTTCTTCGCCACTACCTTATCTGGTACGGTGATTGATGGTATGATGGTGGATAGTATGATGATAGAATTCATGTTAGGCCATACTATACCTCCAGTTACTGCTGCATATTATAAGAAGCAGCCTGATAAGATGAAGGAGATTTATGTTAAGCTGATTCCTAAATTAACCTTCATGAATTATACTAAGGTGCAGACTATCCAATCACCAGAATATAAGGAGATGGAGGCTCAGCTTAGGAAGTATAAGGAATTGGAGAAGAAGGTTGAGAAGCTGGAGAAGCTTGAATCATTATATGCGAAACTTGAGAGACTATCATTGGATTAGTCTCTATATTTTTTTAGACACTATTTTTATTCGTATGTTATCGAATGTTTAACTTTTGGCATGTGAGGGTTAAACACTGAAAAATGATTCCCATATGATTTTGAAAACTACATTAAACAATGTTCAGTAATAACTAAAAAACTCTGAACATTCTCCTTTTTTTAATAGAATAAATGAATATCGTTAAATTTATATATTAGGGAAAATAAACAAAGTATTACAGAAAAAGTATGAATATAATTATTAGATCATAAAAATAGTTATGCAAAGAATCATTAGTTTCAACGCCCCGACCAAAAGGCTCAGCTAATGACTCATTGCCCATACAAAATTAATAAAAATAGCAACTAATCGACCAGAATAGTATGTTTTTAAATTAATTGTATGTAAAGTATATTTTGTATATACAATATAATATATTTTTCTATTTTTATTCATTATCATAGGCTGCCAGGCCCAATAATAAGAGTTCAGTTACAAGGTCTTGTATGCTCTTATCTTCGGTTACAGCCAATAATTTTATTCTATTCTTCAAATCCTTCGGTATACGTGTATTAAATGATATAATCTCACTACTAGTCATTTGATTCACCTTATACAGTATTTATATCAATAATCATATATATTATTATTGTAAGATTGAAAGAAAGAAAACAAAATAGAAAGATTTATATATTTTGTATATACATACTAATAATTGATGATAACAAATTTCATTAAAACGACCAATACAATGAAATATAATGTCATCGATACAGACCAGAATAGATGGTAATATGGTAGAGGAAACTATTATAGATGGTAAGATCTGCTACATCTACTCTCCACGTGAGCATGAGATAGCAGAAACCAATAAGGAAATAGTGTCTACTACTAGAGATATTATAAAGATGGAAAGTGGTGATTATAGTGTTCAGGTACACTAGCAAACCAGCAAGACTCCATAGGTACGTATCTCTAATAGATAGAGTCAAGACAGTTGAATTATCAACCTATCTCACAATGATTAATACTCTCATGTTATTAATCCTGATATTCAAGGTGATGTTATGAATATCAAATTATCAGCATTGAATGTGATAGAGGCTGAATATAAACAATTCAGGTTACATAACCAGTTACAGCAGGCACAATTCCTATTGACTGTTAATTGGAATATGATTAATGATGAGAGACTAGAGTTAGGATTGCCTAAGATCTCTAATGACGCGACCCGTAAGGCATTCCTTCGGGACAAGTTCTTCAAGGATAATGAGAAGGAATTAGCATTAGAATTAAAGTATAATGCGGCACTGAGGGAGTATTATGATGAGTCTAATAGACAATTACAAGACAATGATTAATACTAAGACTAGCCTAGAAATCCTACAGGATAATATCATCAAGGAGATAGAAAAATTTTTTTATGAGAATGAGTTAAAAGCGGTTACTGTACAATTATATAAAAAGTACATTAGGATAGTTACTAATTATACCATGATGGAATATAAAATCTTAGAGATGATCCATGACAAATATCCTGACTGTGAGATTAGGGTAGAAAATCATAATGGTAATATAGCTATTATCTTATATTTACAGCAATAACTTATTCATTTGATTCACCGTAAGGCTGCTGGTGCCATGTGTGGGTTCGATTCCTGCATAGCCTTATTAACCAACATCTGTTGGTTAGCTTAGTTCGTAGGTTTGAATTCCATTGTGGCATTACTGGAGTTTAGTAAGGGTTCGATTCTCTTATAATGCCATTGAACATATTTCCATAAAATCAGCATGGTAAGGGTTTTTGTAACTTTTTTACCTTACCATGCTCCCCATATTCGTAAGAATAGCAACGTAAGCATATGCTGGTGCACATGTAAGGGTTCGATTCCTTTATATGCTTATTCCACCAATCAGGTGGTAGAGATATACACTACACTTCGGTTTATTTGACCTTTTGTAACGCTGCTGGAGCCTAGTAAGGGTTCGATTCCTTTATAGCGTTATCAGGCACATAGAGAATATGTGCCTACCTTAAAGATATGAAACGAAATAATTTATCAAGTTATGAATACTTGTAAGCATGATAGATCCTAGTAATGGTGCAATTCCATTATATGCTTATTTGGTGATGACATTTTACCATTAAATCGTAAGTCAGGTATGGTTACTATGGCATAGCTTCTAGAACCTCAACAATTCCTCTTTATAATTTCATGTTGCCATATGGGAGTTCGATTCTCCTGATGACTTATTCAATGATAGTTTATATCTTTGAAACTATGCAGTTCCATTCATCATGTGCCGGTGCAAATCCGGCATGTGATAATCCGGTACAATAGCGAATATTGTATCATGTAAAATTAGTTAGTTTAGAAAATACTTGAGTTAAAGTTTTTTATACAAGCATATGAAGGTGCAAATCCTTTATGTGCTTATTAACCGCTTTTTTTTAAGTGGTGTTGTAAAGTGTAATATGGTGTGTAAGCATACTGGTGTATAGTGGGAGTTCGATTCTCCCATATGCTTATCCTCCCAGAGAATGGAGAGGAATATAGACATTATTTTTTCTCTGTGAGCATACTAGGGCTTAGTAATGGTGCAAATCCATTATATGCTCATTTAGGTAAGGAGATACCTAAAGTTCTTTCATCAAATACCTATATTTTAAGCTGTAAGCATAATGGTTAATGGCAGGTTCGATTCCTGCCTATGCTTATTCCTCTAGAAAATAGGGGACACCATTTTTATAAGAATAGAGATTAAAATTGGTTAATTGAATAATTAATTGATGAGATTGTAGCCATACAGGTGTCATAGTAAGGGTTCGAGTCTCTTATATGGCTATTAGGTGCATAGAGAATATGTATCTATACAGACATGAGTAATAGGACATATATAGTAAGGTGCAAATCCTTACTATATATTTTTCAACAATATCATTTGTTGAATAGTTTTTCATTCAGAAAGAATCTTCCTTTATAGGCGCCAGTGTTGGCGCCTATGGATATTTTTGAATGTATAAAATTTTATAGGAGAATAATAAAGATGTCAGAAAATATTCATGATGTAACTCCTGGAATAGATGAGAATCTTGACGGGGAGGATAAATTCTATGAAGAAGTGTCCTTAACTGACTTAGGCAAACTCTTAGAGAGTAACGCTGAAGGCACTACTAAGCCTATCTTCGAGAGTAATACTCCAGCTACTATAGTTAGTGTAACAGTTAAGAGATCTAAAAAGAAAGAGACTACACGTACAGGCGATAGTTACTATCTGCCATTGATAGTCTCCATAGAGACCAGGACAGATGACGGACAAATATCATATGATAATTATGGTGGATTAAGACAGACCGAAGAAGGCACCTTATGGTGTGGTGAAAAATCACAATTCGGTAAGCTTATACAGCTTATAAAACAAGAGGATAGTAATGTCAGGACCTTCAATGATATATTCAACTTCTTAAACAAGGAAGGTTTAAGGGTTAAGATCAAGACTCAGACCACTACCTTTAATGATACCGAGTATAAGAAAAACTTGATTACACAAATTATATGATAAAGTAAAGTAAATTATAAAGAGCGCGTAGTGTAAGGAAGTTAATCCTATACTCTATTACTCTTTTTATTTTTCAAAGTATTTAAATGAGATGATTTTATTGTAAGAATAGATAAGCAGATAACTAAGACAATCTATGATTATACTAAATTATTTCATGAAGAAGAATTAGCAGCGGATAATGATTTAGCATTCATAGAATTAGACTATGAGGGATTAAACGGTTCCTTGATAGACTTATGTAATGTTGAATTATTTAATAATAACTTTAAACAATTCTTCAGGATAGTGGAGAAGCAGCTAATCAAGGAGTATGGTAAGGATATTATATTGAAGGTTATTGATTATCCTAAGAATATCCCATTTAATCATATACATAGTAAGCATGTTAATAAGGTGTATGCCACTACTGCTATGATTAAGACCATAACCCAGTTCAGACTGAAACTATCCTTTGTAATGTACCGTTGCAAAGCCTGTGAGAAGGAATTCGGCAGGGAAGTGATGGGAGAATTAATCCCGTATCCTAAGGTCTGCCCAGATTGTGGAGGTAAACGGTTTGATATAATCTTCGAGGATTCAAAATATGAGGATTATAAATATATCAAATTAGAGGAGCCATTAGAGAACCGGACCAATAAGAAGTTCGTAGAATTCAAGGGCAAGATAGAAGGGTACTTAGCTTCACCATTCTATAACTTGAATGCTGGTGATGTGTGTAATCTCATATTCACATTATCACCAGTAATTGATAAGAAGAATAACACGTTAGATACCATATTAGATATTTGGCATATCAAACCAGTTAATATGACTGATTCAGAGATAGAAATATCAGATGAGGATTTATCGAATATTATAGATTATTCCTTGAAACCTGATTTATTAGACATATTCTCTAAGAATATAGCTACTAATGTGGTGGGTTATGAGAGCATAAAGAAGGGTTTGACGCTGCAACTGTTCAGCGGGAACCCATATGCTAATAGGCCACGTGAGAACCTGCACGCCTTAATCATAGGTGATCCTGGTATGGGTAAGTCATTAATGCTGAATAATATCTATGAGATTACTCCTAAGAGCGTTAAGGCTAATGGTGCAGGGACCAGTAAGGCTGGATTGACTGCTAGTGCGGTCAGGAATGAATTAACCGGCACCTTCGAGCTAGAGGCTGGAGCAATAGTCTTAGCCGATAATGGGCAGCTTATACTCGATGAGTTTGATAAGCTGAGTCATCAGGTAATGTTAGCGTTGAATGAGCCGATGGAGGATTTAAGCGTTACCATCAGTAAGGCTAATATCCAACAAACCTTATCAGCTAACACTACTATATTAGCCGGTGCTAATCCTAAAAATTCCAGATTCGATAAGATGAAGGAGATAGGTGAGCAGATTAATATCCCGGCAAGCCTATTATCAAGGTTTGACCTGATATATGCCTTGACTGATGATATTAATTATGATAATGACCTTGCTAAGGCTAAGAAGATATTATCTAACCAGGCAGACACTGGAACCGTAGTGTTGGATCCATTATTCATTAAGAAGTATATCACTTATGCTAAGAATAATGTATTTCCTAAATTATCGAAGGACGCAGAGAATTACATAGCAGAATTCTACGCTAGGACTAGGCAGTTAGCGATTAATGATGACGCTAAGCCATTAACCACTAGGGAATTAGGCGCCATGTACCGCCTAGCGATAGCACATGCTAAGCTACGATTAAGTGATATTGTAGAGCTGCATGACGCTAAGGTGGCTACTGACGTATACACTGAATCCTTAGAGACTTTAGGATTAGATTATTCAACCGTCGGTAGCATACAGGCGGTCCTCTCTAATAATGAGAGGAACATACTCTTTTTCATGGAACAGTTAATTAAGTCAGGAGAATATTCCATCAATGAAATCATAGATATGTGTGTGGAAGAATATGACGCTCCATTAGAGAAGGTGGAGAGATTATATAATAAACATATGAAGGATTTGAAATGACTAAGAAAACCGTATCTCTTCGTATAGAAGAGAATATCCTTGATGAATTCACTAAGACAGGGATTAACCGTTCTAAATTCTGTGAGGATTGTATGAAGGCATACATAAGCACTGATGAGAAGAGCTTAGGTAGAAGGATACAATCCATCGATGAGGATATTAAACAATTAGAATATCAGAAATATATCCTCACTAGCAGGTATTCTCAGGATTACGAGCGTAACCAGGAAATACTAGAGAATATCCCAGAGTTATGGAAGGAATTCACTAGTAAGGCTGGAGACTTATTTTTCGGATTATGTGATGTGGAGGAGTTTGATAACCTACGCGGATTATCAGGATTACTGAAACGAGACCTTATAGACCTGGCAGAATACCTGGTCGATAAGGAGGATAGTGAGGATTATAACCTCTTATGCACTGATTTTAAGTATTGCCTTAAACAATTCAATAAGGATAATGATAGGAATATGAGAGGTGATCTATTATGAATCCATCAGACCAGAGGATTGTCAAGGTATTAATAGTCGCTAAGCTCCTACAACATACTGAGCCTATCAGCATTAGGGAGATATGCGATTACATTAATAGCGGACACTTCTATCTTAGCGAGGAGGTTACTCCACAATATGTCAGCGGATTAATCAGACGCACTAAGAACAGTAATTATTTCCGTAACATCATCATATTACGTAGACACTTCCAGGACCGTTACGGTGTAAGGAATGGTTACTTATTGCGTAGGGAGGGTATGGTATATGAACCTGCTAAATGATAAGGCTAGGGCTATCAGGACCAGATTAGAAGCTGAGAATCGGAAGGATAATCCTGATGAGGAGATTATCAAGGAATTAACTAGCCAATACAAGGCTGTTATGGAGGAATTGAATAAATGATAGAGTGTATTAGGACATTATTAGAGGAAACTAGCGAGATACGCTTAATCCTCACCGAATTAAAGGATTATGAGACTGGTGAGGGGGCGGATTATTCCGGTATCATAACAGAGATTAAATGGAATAAATTAATGCTCAGGAACCGGTTAAACCAATTGAAGAGGGAGGCTAAGAATGGGTAGGATAAAGGATATGCTAGCTGATAAGGAGCAGGGCATATGCCCATTCTGTAAGAGGCCTGTTGATGAATCCCAATTCAGAGATGAGATTTCATTAAGGGAATATAAAATTTCTGGATTATGCCAGTGCTGTCAGGACGATTTCTTTGATTAAGAAGAGACATAAGGTTACAATCCCGAGCGATCCGGACATTGAATTAGATTTGAAACGTTTATGTTACAGGTTTAATATTGAAGATGATAGGGTCGCCATATTGACTGCGGTACACCTCCTAGCTAATATCAAGATTAGTGATTTCATACAATTTATAGAAGCCTATAACCGTACTGTACAGGAGATGAGTCATAGGAAATATCCTAAACGCTTATATCCGAATAGGATAGACGCTATAGGGGGTTTAAGATTGTTAGAGACACTGGCTAAGTTAGGATATACATTATATGAGGTGGAGTTCCAGTTAGGATTGAAACCGCAAGAGATTAACAATTATTTGAAGATACGAGGGCTAAAATGGGGAGACTTAAAGTATTTATAGATAATAGGGAGAAGCATAGAGTCTCTGAGGCTATAGAATTCTTTAATGGTTTCAAGGATTATGAGACTAGTGTAGCTGAGCTTAAGACCGGCGATTATGTATGTGGTAATTGCTGCGTAGAGTATAAGACTACTGGAGACTTCGTCTCTAGCGTACGTAATCGTAGGATATTCAAGCAGGCCTTACGCATGTCCGAGTCATACACTAATCATTATGTGTTCATAGAGACTGAGCATGCAGCCATCAAGGAGGCTATCAAGTCATCATACTGGAGGACTGGACGCAAATTCACATGGAATAATTATTATGGTGCATTAGCGAGCCTATCATTAATCACTACTCCTATCATAGTCAAGAATTTCAGTGAAAGTTTAAAATTTATGGAATTCCTGTTCAGGAAGAGTAATGATGGGAAGATCCGCAGCATAGTTACACCAGATAAGAAATATGATAATTTCCTAGTTAATTGCCTGGCTAGTATAGATGACATAGGCGGTAACACTGCACTTTTAATCATTGACTCATTAGATTTAAGAACCTATAATGAATTATGCAAGGTAACCTATGATGACCTCATATCCATTAAGGGTATTGGCAGTAAAACGGCTAACATTATCATGTCTGCAATAGGAGATGAATGATGATAAGATGACTTATAAGAATTTAGAGAAGGCTAGGGCTAAGAGAATAGAGAATCGTAAGAAGGTTTGGAAGAAAAAACATTCTAAGAAGGAACAGATTAATCTCAGGATTAATCAGAGCGAACGTAACATGATTATAGCATTAATGTATCTTGGCAAGTATAATTCCATGTCAGAGGCTATACTAAGCGCTGTAGCACATGAATTAGAGGATTTGGGCCATTACAATTTTGCTAAGGAAGAGATTGAACGGGAGATTATGAATGCTAAAGATGAGAGATTTAAAGAATTCCTTTAATGCCATTGACAGAGCATTAGAGGCTAAGGGCGTCGAGGATTGTGATGTGTTCAATATCATAATCCTATCCGACGAGATAGACATATACTATATAGATAATGAGACTGGTGATGTGGGTAGTGTAATCATCATCAAGGATCAGGTTACTAATACTAAATTGGAGGATTTTAAATGAGAATAGTATTGACTGAAGTAGGACTTTTCAAGTCAGTGTTCAAGAATGTTGGCTTGTTAAGTGATGGTGTAGACTTCGTATTCGATGAGGAGCAGGGATTGAAAATTGCTATGCTTGATAAATCACATGTGATATTTTATAGCTGCCACTTCGAGAAGTCATTCTTTGTAGATTATGAGTATACAGAGGATAATCAGGGAATATATTCCTTAGACAGCACCGAATTAGGTAAGGTGCTTAGGAAGTGCAGCGGTAATGAGCTTATCATGGAATTTTATAATGACTTGTCTAAATGTGTAATCAGGAATGGTACTAAGACCTTCACATTAACATTATTAGATGTGGAGGCGAATAATAATCCTGCACCGCCTAACCTCCCATACGTGTACAGTGTTGATGTACCATACAAGTATATTAAAGAAAGCCTAAAGGATTGTGAGATGTACGGCACTAAGGTATCATTTAATACTAAGGGCCATTCATTATATTTAGAGGGCGAGGGAATGATAGGTAAATACTCTAATGAATATACATCAGACAAGGAATTAGAGACTACTAATGCCACTTATGGCATTGAGAAGATAATGACTATCATAGGCGCTGATAAGATTAGTGATAGGATCATAGTCAAGGGCGGTAATGATATGCCATTAATCCTGGAAATCACTAATGTATCTGATGATGTTAAACTAGAGGGCCTAGTGGCTCCGGTGATTGGTGATGATTGAGGTTATAATATTATACCTCATATCATTATCTCTCATACTATTATTCATGAGGAATAAATGATGTTACATATTATGAATAAGCGTAATGGAGACATTACCATTGGAGAATTGAAGGAGTGCCTGGAGATGTTGGACGTTCCGGATAGCTATACTATCATACACCAGGATTTGTTAGGATTATATAGTCATATTAACCAGGTCAAGCGTGATGATGAGGGTAAGAGGCTCATACTCAAGGAGGAGTAT